CATTTCTACCTACTGCATTTCCGTATATCAATACGCCAATTAATTTTTCGTTATAACCACCAAAGAATGTGCTTTCTATATATTCTTTATGATAAACACCATAAGCTACAGTACATAAACTCCATTTGTGAGTGTAATGATTTTTTTCAATAAGTGTTTTTGCAACATTTTTATTGATACTTTTGATGTCAATTAACGATGTATCACAATATTTTGACATGTTAGTATCATATATTATAGTGGTGAAATATACAAGTTTTTATAGTATGGATTGATATTTATAGACATGAGAAAACTATTTACACTATTTTTAACATCATTTTTATTGGTCAGCGGATGCAAATCTACGAATGTAGAAAAGGTCCAAAAGACCAAAGATGTTCTTGCAAATACCCGAGTTGAAATGGCAAAAAACGAAGGTGAAAAGTTACAACAAGTTGCTACACTAGCTAGTGGAACTGACTATTCTCTTAAATCTGTTACAAATCCGCCCGTCCAAGTCAAGACTGCTATAGACTTTAATGGTAGAATTTTGAACATCACTGGTAATCCAAATATCGATGATTTGAACAAAATAAAAGAACTCACAGATCTATTGAATAGTGAAGTTGAAAAGGAAAAACAAAAGGGCGGTAAACTACTCAAAGAACGTGATGATGAGATTATGACTCTTCAAGTAAGACAAAAAGAAATTGAAGATGTGTATGAAAAACAAATAAAAGGATTGGAAACACAGGCTTCGCAGGTGGCAAAAAAGGCAGACGCCCTTCAGGTTACCGTGAATGAAGTAAACAGTTGGATGGGTCTAGGCGGTGTCATGTATGGTTTGAAGAGGTTTGTGACAATAGGGGTTACTGGCATATTAATATTCTTGATATGCTTTATGGTATTGAGATTTTTGGCAGCTACAAATCCAATTGCAAGCGCGATATTTAGTGTATTTGAACATATTGCTTCATATGCAATATCAATAATAAAGGGTATAGCTCCTAGATCTGTTGATTTTAGTAATTTGACTTCTTCGGTTGAATTTGGTAAATACAAGACCACTTTGGATAGTGTTGTGGATACTATAGAAATAATGAAGAATGTAGAGAAAAAGACTGGGGTTAGTTATACGTTAAAGGATTTAGGTGTTGAATTGGATAAAAACTTAAATGACAACGAAAAGAGACTAATTGGCGAATTAAAACTAACAAACAAGTATGAATAATATTTATATTATATGATTAAATTAATCGATTTATTTGAAAATCAAGAACTTTGTCCGATGAAAATGCTGCAAGATACAGTAATTACAGCTAATTTAAATTATCATTTAGAAAAACAAATTCCATTAATGGAAAACATTTTTAGAACTTATAGTGAATCTTATTTTGAGTTAATTGAAGAAGTTCGTAAGTTATATTACAATAATTTAATTGAACTATGTGATCCAGACGCTGAATTGGTTGAGAGTGACCTTGGTAAAAAAGAAATTTTTGAGGGTAGAGAAGTTTATTTGGATGCTCCGATTGAAATTGAAGAAGATTTGATAATTGAAGCTAAACATCGTGGCAGAAGTGTTACACTTAATAGACCAGTTAGAACTCCAGGTGGACCAAAAAAATATGCTGTCTACGTCAAAGGTAAAAATGGTAAAATCAAGAAAGTAACATTCGGAGATCCAAATATGAGAAGTAGAGCAGGCAATAAAGCTCGTCGAAAAAGTTTTGCTGCTAGACATAGATGTGCTCAAAAGAAAGACAGAACAACAGCCGGTTATTGGAGTTGTCGTAGTCATCGTATGCGCAGTTTAGGTAATAAAGGCCGAGGTAGATTTTGGTAAATTATGATAAAATTAGAAACTTCAATAATTAAATTAACTGATAATGCTTTAACCGAAGTAAATAATTTAGTTAAAAATACAGAGGATTATAAAAACAAAAGTTTGAGAATATTTGTAGAAGCAGGTGGATGTAGTGGTTTACAGTATGGTATGACATTTGATGAAATCAGAGACAATGATTTGGTATATGAATATGAAAGTGTGAGTGTAGTCATAGACAATTTTAGTGCGAATTATATTAAAGAGGCTGAACTAGATTATTCTTATGAATTAATGGGCGGAGGTTTTAAATTTATTAATCCAAATGCAGCAAGCACTTGTGGTTGTGGTAAAAGTTTTAATTAAATTTTTTATGGTAAAATTTATTGTCTTTTAAAAGACAAAAAAATAAACTACGTTTAAAAACGACAAATATAATATGGTTAAGTTTGAGGTTGAAAAACGTCCAGTTCTTACTGAATTAAGACGTATATGTGCTCAAAAGATCAAACAACAGCTGGATATTGGCTTTATAGAAGTCATAGAATGAAATCATTGAGCAATAAAGGTAAAAGAAAATATTGGTAATTTAAATTTTAAAATATATTTATTAAGAGGAGAAATTATATGACGCGTAACGAAATTAAAAATTTAATCAAAGAAATACTAGAAGAACTTAAATTAGAAGCTAAAAAAGAATCTCCTAAGAAAGAAGCGCCTAAGAAACAATCACCACCAGCTCCAAAGGTTACCAAGAAATTGGATCAAACCGGTGATGGCAAGATTACTACTGGTGATGCTGTAATTGCTGCCAGAAAAGCAGCAGCTGCTGAAAGAGATGGTAAAACAGATGATGCTGCTTTTTTAAGGAAAGTCCAATCTATTGTTAACAAGAGACTTGGAAATAAGGTTTAATCAAATAATAAATTTATGACAAAGTCCCGCTAGGTTCTGGCGGGATTTTCTATTTATAAGAGTATGATATTAACTAAAAATAGACATGTTAAGTGTGGTTGTTTGATGACACAAGTAATTCCTACATGCGGATTACATGTTATAAGATCGAGTAGAACCAGAATGTAAGAAGAATGTAAGAAGAAGATATGACTATTAAAACAGACAATTATCTGATAAAATTTACAGCTAATACTGGTTATTATAGAATTGGTAAGTATAATTTAAAAAAACAAACAATTAGTTATGAAAAATAAAAAAGCATTTACTTTGATTGAATTACTAGTGGTAATAGCTATAATTGCAATATTAGCCGGTCTTTTATTACCATCGTTGAGTAAAGCAAAAAGTAAAGCGCTTCAAATACAATGTTTAAACAATTCTAGGCAATTGGGTCTTTCAGCTGAACAATATAAGTTAGATTATAATGACATATATCCGCCACGTAGTTTGACAAATCAGTGGCCATTAGCATTAAAACCATATTATGAAAATGTTGGTGTATTAAGATGCCCTGTCGATAAATTTACAAATAATCTAGTTGAAACAAACATTAACAAAGCAAATCGTAGTTTTATAATCAATGGATTTAATGATTATTATTATGAATATTTTGACGCGGATTGGGACATTTTAGAGGAACCATTGAAGTCTAGTTCCATTCCATTGGTAAGTGAAACAGTAATATTTGGGGAAAAGTTAGGAAATTCAAGACATTTTTATATGGATATATTTGAAGGAAAAGGTAATGATCAAACTGAATTAGATTTTAAAAAGCACAACAATGGAGCATCATATATATATGCAGATGGACATGCTTCGTATTTAAAGTATCCTCAAATATTTCAACCCGAAAATAAGTGGGCAATTGTCCAATCCTACAGAACTAATTACTCTCTATGATATTTTCCAAGTGAGTTTTTTTAATATTTATTAACAGATGACAACAACTCCTTCTTCAACTGATATAGCTAATGCACAAGTTAATTTGAATAACATGATAATATTCAATAACCAGTTTTACTCGTATGGTAATTCTAAGATATTAAATGCATATGCCTTGTTACAACAAACAGATAATCAAGATCTGGGTTTACAAATAGGTGTAAATCTTCTTACAAGTGCAACATCAGCATTGGGTGGTTGTATTGGATTTGGAGGAGCATTAGCTGGTAATTTTATTGCTTCTATGGTAGCTCAATATGCTACAACTACACCACCGTGTTTGGCTGGAGAGTTTGCTGATCTTATGAGTAGATTTGAACAAACATCACTACAATGTGGTAGTGATTTACAAAATTTGTATGCCAATACATCTGGATTGTGGAACAATACTTATAGTGGACAATTAATCACTCCATTTGCTACTACGACAATTTCTGGCAATGTTTCTGATTTGGCTACACCAAATTTATTTCCAAGCCAAGATGATCCACTATTCAATAGTTTATTGGAAACAGCTACATATGCTTTGGATCAATCTATTTGGTCAGTATTGTTAAAGAGGTTTGTAATTACATCATATCAACCATCCCAAGAGTATGTTACTTCACAATTTACTGAACAAGATATGCAGAACAATGCTGCAAGTTTTTATGGAAAAAATCTAGCTTACTATAATACTTGGGTGTACGAATCTGCCAAAAATTCTAAAAATGATGCCTATTGGGAAACACAAAGTAATTTAGGCGTTGGATACTCGCTAACAAGTGATGGTAGTTTGAACAATCAAGCCTGTCAATATTTGTTTATTGATAGTTACAATGGAATAGTAATTAATTCAGCCGGTTTATTTGAAAGAGAGTTTGTGTTTACCAGTTTAAATATTCCAACAGCTACACATACATTTCCAAGTCCAACACCACCTCCTCTATGATCAAATTTAAAGATATACTAAACGAAGCCCCCCTAGGCGCATATACAACATTAGGCGGATTTGAAAAAGGCGCTTCATACAAAGATCCAAGAGACAGAGCTGCACTAAGTCATCCAGTAACCATACAAAAAGTCAAGGATATGTTAAAAAATACATCAGTCAACTTTGATTTTTATTTTGTTAACAAGCCTGGTTTAAGACAATTCAGCGAAAAAGGTAGAGTACCATACGAATTTCTCGTAAAACCATATCCAGAAGGTTTGGGTTTAGATCCTAACCAATTCAAAATCAATAGTGATAACATCGCAGTATTCTTTGTAAGCAATACAGCCGCTGATAAAATTCCTATGACTGCGTGGACTATAATTCATAGAGTAGGTCACGTAATGAATAAAACACATCAATTTAAAGAATATACTGACTGGGTTGATAAAGAATTTAATGAACTGTTAAAGATTTACGGTAAAAGCAAAGAAAACACAAGATATGGCAGTGATGATTATAAAAAATCCAGAACATTTGATTTAGCCAAAGGTAGATTGTTTAACCATATTGGTACAATGCGTAGTGCCAGAGAAGGTAAACTACATCGTAGATACTACGAATTTTACTATGAATTGTTTGTACAATATTTAAAAGACGGTAAAATTACATTTAATCCTCTTACCAAAAAGCTTTTGGTAGGATTTGGTCCTTATGGTAGCAAAACTATAGCAACCACACAAAATTTAGAAGAAGCACAAGAAAAATTAGATAATATTGCAAATACAATACCATATCTAATTGAAGATGTTTTAGGAGCTAATATAGGCGATATATTCGTAATGTGAATTATATTTAAATATATGAACTTACTTGAATTACTTAAAAAAAACAGATTGACAGAAGGTGTAGACGATCCATCTACACTCAAATGTATATTTATGGCGGGTGGACCTGGTAGTGGTAAAAGCACAGTTGCAAATGAATTGTTTGATTTACCATCTGATTCCTCGGTCAACAAGTATGGGTTAAAGTTAATCAACAGTGATAATGAATTTGAACAAATGCTTCAGAAAATGAAGATTTCATCTGATTTGAGTAAGTTGAGTCCAGATGAATTTAAAAAATTGACAATCGGCCCACAATCTACTAGAGAAAAAGCAAAACAAATAACAAATAAAAAATTGGTCATGTATAGAAACTCCCGATTGGGTCTTATCATAGATGGTACAGGTGATAGTATACAATCCATACAAATAAAGAAAAGAATTATGGAGCAATATGGTTATGATTGTTATATGATATTTGTAAACACAAGCTTGCAAGTAGCAATCGAACGAAACAATAAAAGACCTCGTAAAATACCTGAAGATTTATTGTCGCAAATGTGGTTCAGTTGTCAAAATAACATGGGACATTTTCAAAACATATTTGGGAACAATTTCAAGATTGTTGATCGTACAAAAAGTGGTGAGCCAATCGATAAAAGTGTATTGAGAAGTGTGATTCAATTCTTGAAGAGTCCTGTTAAGAATCCAATCGGTAAGATGTGGTTGCAAAATTATTATAATAATGTCAAAAAAGTAGACACTACTAAAGACGATTTTGATCATCTAGACTTGGTTTATCCTAATATAGAACCAATGCGTCCTAGAAGTAATTATTCTGGCTGAACATTTGGTACACAATAAGATGGTTTACATTGACCAAATTTAATTGGACTTTTTATTAATAAAGTACCAAATAACCAATCAGCAAATGGCAGTACCACATTATAGTTTTTATGCATATATCTATGATGTAATAAATGGTGTCCGTTTAGTTTCTTAAACCATAATCTATATTCTACATTTCTACTTTTTGGAAAATGCATACACCAGTGTATAAATTCATACATTCCGTAATAACACATAGACACAACAAATGTTAACAAGAATATTTTATATCCAAATATAAACATAGGTAATGCAGCTAGTAATGAGATTACCACGCCATTCCACCAAGCCATAGGAATCTTTTTACCATCATCTCCATTTTGAGCGTGATAAGTTTCGTCGTACTTATAAATATTATGATGTACCTTGGTGTGAGCTTTATACGCGTATTCAAACTTGAAAAGTGACTTATGCATCAAATATTTATGTAATAGCCACTCAAATATACTACACCAGAGAATTAGTAGCAATATGGTTAAAAATGTCATTAATATCATTCTTCATATAAATATCAAACGATATATCCTACAAATAATATTTATAACTATATGATTAGTTTAAACCGACTTTTGATTGAAAATCCAGATACCGTATATTTTAAGAAAAAGACTTATAATTACTCTACTCCAGCTAATAAATGTGCTTTTCTTGTTTATAAAGATGAAAAAGCAAATAAGAATTTGGTATTTGGATATAGCGTTATTAAAAAAGTATTTCTTTGTGATGATCCGGATGTACTAAAAGAGATTGATGAATTGGATAAAGCTCCTGATATACAATATACATCTGATCGTGATCAACTTGATTATTGGGCACAAAAAGCATTAAGACAATTAAAGAGCGGAAATAATGGCGGTGGTCATTTACAACTAGAAAATTTATTAAAAGGTCTTGGTAGATTTGGTCCTTATGCCGATCCACTACTAAAGGGTAGGATATTCGAAGTAGATGATGATTCTGAAGAAACAACAACTACAAATTTAGATATAAAAATTGAATCAGCTATTCCAAGAGGTAAAGCTATTATTGTATCATTTTGGACATCTAATTTGTCTAAATTGATGCCGTTTAAGAAAGAATATGAATATGCCATAGAATTCAATGGTTATAATGTAAAAGAAGTATTATATGAACCAGGCAGCAAAATCTATACCTACAATGAATTGTATGGTATTGATGAACCCAAGAAAGAACCAACGACACCTACAACACCTAAATCACAATCTGATGATAATGAAGCTACAAAGTATTTTACGATTGGAGACAAAGTAAAATTAAAAGGCATGAAAATTTTCGGTGATGTATTATTCATTGATGGTAATAATGTTACTATAGTAATAACTGATACAGATATGCCAACAATGGCACCAATAGATTCTGAAAAAACTATTTCCTATGCATTTTTGGAACCTGATAATAAACCAGCTGGTATATCATTAGAAAAAGTAATTGATGATAAGACCCAAGAGTTTGTTGAAAAGAGAGGCAAATTACATACAACAGGAGCAAAGTTTACAACTGCTGAAAAAGCCAATTTGGAACGTGAAGTGGATAGTTTAGAAATTGAAATTAAGATACTAAATGATTTATTGAATTCGGGTGAAAAGTATTATACCGACAATGTAAAAAGTGTTGTTGCGGCTAGTGTATCACGTAAACTACATGCTAAAGAAAAAGAAAAGCTTGATAGATATAGTTTAGCAGCACAGGCTGAAAAACAATATGGTATGCCTATTGCGCAAATAAGACAAAAATATAGAGGTGTGCCATTGGATCAATTAGTTAAGAAAGAATCAATTTACAAAAAAATTATTAAGGCTTTACTATGATTCAAACCAAAAAATTAAGGGTGTTTGATTTTGACGATACACTTTTTCATACAACCGCAAAGGTATTATTAAAGCAAGGGCCTGGTAAGTTTTCATATCTTACACCTGCTGAATATGCAGTCTATGAACCAAAACCAGGAGATGAGTTTGATTTCAGTCAATTTGAAACAATTATTAATCCTCAAATCATTAAGCCAGTTGCTAAACGATTTTATAAAATTGTAAATGCAGGCGTTAAAGATAGGTTGACTGTCATACTGACGGCTAGAGGAGATGAAGCTAATAAGCACATCAAGAATATTATCAATAAGATATTTAAAATTGATTTGCCGGTTATAACTCTTGGAACTGGTAATCCGCAGGCTAAAGCGGATTGGATTGTTGATAAAATTAATAACGAAGGATTTAATGATATATTTTTTATCGATGATAGTCCAAAGAATGTTAATACAGTTTTCAATTCAATTAAGAATTTGCCAATCAAGTATAAATTGGTTGATTTGTCTACACCTTTAAAACATGAGGTTGATAATTTACCTAAATTTGGTACTAATTTAAATGAAATACTAAAAAATATCGTTGATAAAGAAAGACTTAAAACTGCGTATAAATTTTTTGCTAAAAGATTAAATCTACCCACCGGTAAAATCAAATTAGAGTTTGGTAATTTAGATGGAAAAGTTCAGGGTAAGGTAGATGTTAAAGGTAAGAGTAAACCATATAAAGTAGACAGCTATAAGATTATTATGAGAACAAACAGTCCTCATAGTAGCGATAATCAAATTAAAACATTAGCACACGAATGCTGGCACATCAAACAAGTTGAAGATGGTAGATACAACATTGTAGATAATAGTTGGGATGGTAAAGAATATCCTAAATATGACGATGAAGAAAAAGAAAAAACTCTACCTTGGGAAGTAGATGCCAGAATGAATGCGGAAGATTTATTTGTTGAATTCAATAGATATATGAGAGAAAAAGGGTCTGCTAGTAAGATCATTAAAATATGAGTTTACCATATAACGAAACAAATTTAGGAAATAATGAATATATTCGTGAATTCAATTCAAATGTAGATATTCATCAATTAGAATGGCATTTGGATAAAGAAGATAGGCTGATAGAAGTGGTAAAAAATGAAGGTAATTGGCAAATACAATTAGATAATTCGCTACCAGTTTCTTTTGATAAAAAAATTTTTATACCAAAAGAAACATATCATAGGGTTATCAAAGGAACAGGAAATCTTGTTGTTAAAATAATCAAATTTATATGAACAAAAAGGTAAAAAATATTCTAAAAAAGGTGTTGGACACCAAGAAAAAGAAAGATGCGTTGCTTCTTAAAGAAAAACTACAATCAAAACCAAAACCATCTGTATATAAGATAATTGCGGATTCTTTTATATAAAATTACATATATACCATTAAAATAGTGAAATTACCATTCATTCGATATTTATAATAAATGAGTGCTAATTTAGATCAAGATAGGATAAGATGGCCCGGCAGTGGTAGTGCTGTAACGTCTAGCAACGTTCCTTTTGGTTATTATTTGGACGAGATCTGTAATAGTGGTGAGACCACGTTTGAAAATGATTGTAGTAGCAGTGCAATGTGGGCTGCGAAACGTCTTGGGTATCCAATTGTTGATATAGAAATGATAGATGAAAATTTCTATGCTTGTTTTGAAGAATCCGTTCTTGAATATAATCGTGTAGTTAACGAGTTTAATATTGTTAACAACATGGCAGATTTAACTGGTTTACCACAAGATCAATATCCAAATTTAACTGGACTGGGCGTAAAAAGCACTGGTTTGCCATTTGTTGTACAACTTAGTAAACAATATGGTAGTGAAGCTCTAGTGAATGGTGAAACACCACTAAAGAGAAATTATATAAACGTATCTGCAAGTATAAGTGGTAGTGAACAATTATACGATTTAAACAAATTGATTGGTGAAGATATAGAACACTTGACCGGATCAAGAATTGAAGTTCGTAGAGTATTTCATTTTAGAACACCGGCTGTTGCTCGTATATACGATCCATTCAGCATGACTGGTATGAGTTATAGTAACATATTATCAGAACTTGGTTTTAGTGCTTATAGTCCGGCAACTCAATTCTTGATGACTCCGATATTTGAAGACTTAGAACGTATTCAAGCTATTGAATTCAATGATATGGTACGTAAGAGTCAATATAGTTTTGAAATAGTTGGTAATAATAAACTCAGAATATTCCCAATACCAATGAATGATGTAAAAATTTGGATTGATTATTATCTAGAAAATGATAAAAATATTACCAATTTTTTTAGTGGTTCAAGATACGAATATGTTAGTGATCCGAGTGATATCCCTTACGAATATTGTACATATTGTAAAATTAATCAGTCAGGAAAACAATGGATTAAAAAGTATTTCTTAGCACTTTGTAAAGAAACACTTGGTCGTATACTTCAAAAGTATAGCACGGTTCCAATTCCAGGTGGCGAAGTTACCTTAGATGGTGCTGAATTACGTGCTGAGGCTAAGGAGGAAACAAGCAATCTTATCGAGAAATTACGAGAAATGTTGGAGAAAAGTTTACGTGTCAACCAATTAGAAAACAAGGATAAAGAATCTGAGTCTATGAACAAAATGCTATCTAAAGTTCCATTACACATTTATATTGGATAATTTATGGCTATCCCAAATTCACCACAATATCCACAGCAAAATCCTGCGTTTAAAGAATATTGGACACAAGGAAGAAAAGATGTTGGGATTTATAATCCAAATTATTTGCCAGGTAGATTTTATTCAAAAAGAGATATGAACTTATTAAGTTCTGTTAACGCAGAATTTTTTGGTGATATCGCTGAAATAGTTGTACAAGTGTTTAAGATTGCTATTAACGAAACTACCGTAAACATGTATGGTGAATCAGTTTCTTCACAAGGTAAAATGTTTTATCCGGCAATTAATCTTTCATGTTTAGCCGAACGTGAAGATATAACTGGTGAAAATGCATCAAAATTTGGTCCTGACAGAAACCAAAACACAATTTTTAAGTTCAGAGAACGTGATTGTATTATTACAAACTTTTTTCCAGAAATTGGAGATGTTGTTTTGTATAACGAAAGATTTTATGAAATGGATAATGTTGTACAAGAACAATTCCTTGGAGGTCACCCAGATAAGTCTTGGAGTTTAATAGTCAATACTCACTATACGAGATTAAGTAAACTAAATATCATACAAAGACAAAATTAATTATGCCATGGCAAGTAAGTTCAATATCTAATAATCAAGTAAATCCTGTACCAAACATGGTGCAAGATCCAATGGCACAATCTGACAAAGATATCACATATAAGCGCCAATTTGCTATACGTCGTGATACAGATGAAGTAAAAAATCTCACGATAGATTTGATGGACATTGATAGTACCATTATGGGTTTTATCAATAATAAGATCAATCTACAAGTGATGGATAATGGTGAATTGGTTAAAGTACCTATCATATATGGTAGTCCAGAAAGATGGGCCGCTATGAAAAAAGATGGGTATATTAGAGATAATCAAGGTAAAATACTATTGCCTGCATTTATGATGAGACGCTCAGAAGTTGCGGATAATAAGGATCGTGCTACGTTTAATCGTTATTTGGCATATCAAGCTATTGTACCTTATTCAGAAAAAAATAAGTATGACAGATTCAACATCTTAAACAGCAACATATTGTTTAATTCTAGACCAACCAAACAAATATTCACCGTAACATTGCCTAAACAAGTCATAGTTACATATGAATGCGTAATTTGGACCGATTATGTTGATCAAAATAACAAACTTTTAGAAGAAATAAGTTACGCTTGCAATGATTATTGGGGTGATAAAGAAAGATTTAAGTTTTTGGTAAAAGCTGATAACTTTACCACCGATATTGAGTTGGATGATACCAATGATAGAAATGTTAAAACCACATTCAATTTAACCGTAAATGGTTATTTGTTGAATCCATCGTTTATACCTGGCCTAGAAGGTATCAAGAATACTACCCAAAAGATGTTTACCATCAGAAAGATTAAGTTGATGGAGGCTGCGGTAGATGCTGAACAGATGGATAATATTAAGAATAATGCAAAACAATATGGTTTCGAAGATACAACAGCTATTAAAGATAAACAACAAGATTTTGATTATGTTGATGGAGTGGGTGTACAGCCTATAGATAAAAATATTATAAAGGATGTATATCCAACTGAAAAGAAATCTGTTTCTATCACAAAGATTCCATTTCACCCACCGCCAAAAAGTTCAAACGAATATGGAGAAAATGGTTGGCTCGCATACGATTCAAATTATATCTATATATATCAATACCCTCTCGGTTGGATGAGAAGAGCTATTTCTGTGTTCGATTATGATCCTTCTACCAGTACCTATATAAGTGGCTATGATGAATGCAATAATCCAATATATACAACAAGTTCTCGTAGACCTATAAATACAGCATTTAGAGTATTTCAACGATTCCCAGATAAGTTTTATCAACAAACACCAGTTCAATCAAATGATTATGGTCAAGATGGTTGGATAAGCTATGATGGTAATTATTTTTATATTTATAGCGCGGGTCAATGGAGAAGAATAGTTACATCATTGTTTCAGTCATATTAAATAATAAGACTACCGTGTTAAACAAACTATTTTATATTTATTTAATAATGTATGGGTAGTAGTATCGATAGATTTGCATCTCTTTTTACTCAACGTGACTCCTCTGGAAATAATTTTACAGAAAGGGTGGTTTCTGGTAGCAATTTATTAATTATTACAAACGCACAAGGCCTTTTAACAGGTTCAAAAAACCTAAACGAAATAACTGCTTCAAAAATATATGTTTCCAATAATCTATATACTAATCTTCCGTCAGGTACAGGCGCTGGTCCATTTCCGTTAACTCATGTTTTAGCCATAGATAATATCACAAAAGAAGTTTTTATAGCACCCGCGTCAGGCACTAGTGGTGTAACCGGTACTTCCGGTACAAGTGGTATATTTGGTACAAATGGTACTAGTGGTATAAGTGGTACATCTGGTACAAGCGGAACGAGTGGTACAAGCGGAACGAGTGGTACAAATGGTACGGGTGGTACAAGCGGAACGAGTGGTACAAGTGGCACTAGTGGTAGCAGTGGTAGCAGTGGTACAAGTGGTACAAGTGGTAAAAGCGGAACGAGTGGTACAAGTGGTATCAGTTGTTTTTCAAGTGGTACGAGTGGTACAAATGGTACAAGTGGTTTGAATGGTACGAGTGGTAGCAGCGGATTATCTGCTACAAATGGCACTAGTGGTGGTTCAGGAACAAGCGGTACTACCGGTACCAGTGGTACCAGTGGTACCAGTGGTGCAAATGGTACAAGTGGTACAAGTGGTAGCAGTTGTTTTTCAAGTGGTACAAGTGGTACAAATGGTACAAGTGGTTTGAATGGTACAAGTGGTAGCAGTTGTTTTTCAAGTGGTACAAGTGGTAGCAGTGGTAGCAGTGGTGCAAATGGTACAAATGGCACTAGTGGTACTGGTGCAAGAACAAGCGGTACCACTGGTACCAGTGGTAGCAGTGGTCAAAATGGTACAAATGGTACAAGTGGTAACAGTTGTTTTTCAAGTGGTATAAGTGGTACAAGTGGTACAAGTGGATTTGGAGGAACTAATGGAAGCAGTGGTTTGGTTGGTACCAGTGGTTTAAGTGGATCAACAAGTGGTACAAGTGGTACAGGCGGTACTGCTGGTACCAGTGGTGTAAGCCAAACAAGTGGTACAAGTGGTACAAGTGGTACAAGTGGTACCAGTGGTACAAGTGGTACAGGCGGTACTGCTGGTAGCAGTGGTTTGGTTGGTACCAGTGGTTTAAGTGGATCATCAAGTGGCACAAGTGGTACAGGTGGTACTGCTGGTACCAGTGGTGTAAGCGGAACAAGTGGTACAAGTGGTTCGGGTGCATTTACAAGTGGTAGCAGTGGCACAAGTGGTACCAGTGGTAATAATGGTACAAGCGGTACAAGTGATACCAGTGGTACAAGTGGTACAAGTGGTACCAGTGGTACAAGTGGTACAGGCGGTACTGCTGGTAGCAGTGGTTTGGTTGGTACCAGTGGTTTAAGTGGATCATCAAGTGGCACAAGTGGTACAGGTGGTACTGCTGGTACCAGTGGTGTAAGCGGAACAAGTGGTACAAGTACTTTAAGTTTTACCAGCGGTACAAGTGGTAGCAGCGGTACCAGTGGTGCTTCTGCTACAGGTGGTACAAGTACTGAAAGTTTTACCAGCGGTACAAGTGGTAGCAGTGGTAGCAGTGGTACCAGTGGTACCAGTGGTGCGTCCGCTACAGGTGGTATAAGTACTATAAGTTTTACCAGTGGTAGTACTGGTAGCAGCGGTACCAGTGGTGCTTCTGCTACAGGTGGTACAAGTAGTTTAAGTTTTACCAGCGGTACAAGTGGTAGCAGTGGTAGCAGTGGTACCAGTGGTACCAGTGGTGCTTCTGCTACAGGTGGTACAAGTACTGAAAGTTTTACCAGCGGTACAAGTGGTAGCAGTGGTAGCAGTGGTACCAGTGGTACCAGTGGTGCGTCCGCTACAGGTGGTACAAGTACTATAAGTTTTACCAGCGGTACAAGTGGTAGCAGTGGTAGCAGTGGTACCAGTGGTACCAGTGGTGCTTCTGCTACAGGTGGTACAAGTACTTTAAGTTTTACCAGCGGTACAAGTGGTAGCAGTGGTAGCAGTGGTACCAGTGGTACAAGTGGTACAGGCGGTACTGCTGGTAGCAGTGGTTTGGTTGGTACCAGTGGTTTAAGTGGATCATCAAGTGGCACAAGTGGTACAGGTGGTAGCAGTGGTACCAGTGGTACCAGTGGTGCGTCCGCTACAGGTGGTATAAGTACTATAAGTTTTACCAGTGGTAGTACTGGTAGCAGCGGTACCAGTGGTGCTTCTGCTACAGGTGGTACAAGTACTGAAAGTTTTACCAGCGGTACAAGTGGTAGCAGTGGTAGCAGTGGTACCAGTGGTACCAGTGGTGCTTCTGCTACAGGTGGTATAAGTACTATAAGTTTTACCAGTGGTAGTACTGGTAGCAGCGGTACCAGTGGTGCTTCTGCTACAGGTGGTACAAGTAGTTTAAGTTTTACCAGCGGTACAAGTGGTAGCAGTGGTAGCAGTGGTACCAGTGGTACCAGTGGTGCGTCCGCTACAGGTGGTATAAGTACTATAAGTTTTACCAGTGGTAGTACTGGTAGCAGCGGTACCAGTGGTGCTTCTGCTACAGGTGGTACAAGTAGTTTAAGTTTTACCAGCGGTACAAGTGGTAGCAGTGGTAGCAGTGGTAGCAGTGGTACCAGTGGTGCTTCTGCTACAGGTGGCACAAGTACTTTAAGTTTTACCAGCGGTACAAGTGGTAGCAGTGGTAGCAGTGGTACAAGTGGTACCAGTGGTGCTTCTGCTACAGGTGGTACAAGTACTGTAAGTTTTACTAGTGGTAGTGCTGGTAGCAGCGGTACCAGTGGTGCTGCTGCTACAGGTGGTACAAGTACTATAAGTTTTACCAGTGGTAGTACTGGTAGCAGCGGTACCAGTGGTGCTTCTGCTACAGGTGGTACAAGTACTGAAAGTTTTACCAGCGGTACAAGTGGTAGCAGTGGTAGCAGTGGTACCAGTGGTACCAGTGGTGCTTCTGCTACAGGTGGTACAAGTACTGTAAGTTCTACCAGTGGTAGTACTGGTAGCAGCGGTACCAGTGGTGCTGCTGCTACAGGTGGTACAAGTACTGTAAGTTCTACTAGTGGTAGTACTGGTAGCAGTGGTACAAGTGGTAATAATGGTACAAGCGGTACTGGTGCAAGAACAAGCGGTACAAGCGCAACAACTGGTAGCAGTGGTACAAGTGGTGATAATGGTGTTAGTGGTACTGGTGCAAGAACAAGCGGTACAAGCGCAACAAGTGGTAGCAATGGTACAAGTGGTACCAGTGGTG